TCATTAGACGGCCTCCCGTGCCATGGTTTCGAGTTCGTCGATCACGCTTTGACGGAGTGAGTAGTCAGGGATAACGGCGTAAACACTTTCCGTTTCGTTGTAGTCATAGGCGCGCATGATGGCGCGTTGACTGAGCTCACACGGGCCGCTGGTCACGTAGTCGAGCCCTCGGTCAATATCCACAAATATCACGCGGTCGCCGATACGTTTGGCGGCGATGCGTTGGCCTTTGTCGGTGTAGCCTCGGCGAGTGTTGAAAGCGATGGCGTTTGACATGTGGTTCTCCTGCGTCCGGTGCGCGTTGTTTGTGCCGGAGTGCTCATTATGTATATAGGCGAACGCTTGTCAAGGATTTTCTTACATATGCGACCATTCTGCGGACAGCGTGGGGTTGTGGGCAATGTGGGTCATGGTGTGGGTCATGGAATCAGGACAAATTGCCCACACTCAAGTGCCTGTAAACATAGGGCGCGAGAGTGTTGTGGGCAATGTGGTCATGTTTTTCTGTTAAAGCTGAAAAATATAGAGTACTGTATAAACGTACAGGTAAATGTAACTGTGGAGCGCACGCCGTGGAGCGGCATCAATTTTATTTCCGTGACCACATTGCCCACATTGCCCACAAAATGCCCTCGACCACCATTTGTGGGCACTTTAACCACTTGCAAACGCATTGCCCACATTGCCCACAAAATGACGGCCGCATGGCCACGCGGCCAGTGTTCGCGCGCACGATCGACGCCCGCATGCGTCCAGGCTGAGGGCTCGCGGGCTCTGTGGGTCATGGCCGATTGCCCACAACGCCGAGGCTGGATGCAAACGGGAATCATTTGCAACTGAAGGGGTGGGCCGGCCCGCGCGATGGCATGTACCTGTATCGGAGGGGTTACAAAAAATTTTTTATTTTTTCCCCATCAGCCCGTAAGCCAAAGCTTTATGCTATTCTTGTGTGGCGATGTCTGACGTGATGCGCACGTAGCGACCGGGAGGTAGCTGAAGGGCTCCCCCCTTGCCCACCATCTAAGGCACTCCGCCCCGGCACACAGGCCACACGGTTGTTGTGGATCGCGGCCTCCCGGCAGGACAACCCTGCACATCGCTTGTCTTTTGCTTACACGGTCATTAAAGTCACCGCATGTTCAAATCGCTCCCGTTTGAGCCCCGCGAGATCAAGGCGACCGAATCGCGGCTTCAAGCAATTTATGACGCGGCGGCGCTCGGGCTCAAAGGTGATAGCCTTGCGCTCGCAGCCGGCTTGCTGCCCACCGAATACCGCCGCTTATGTCAAATGGACCCGCTCGCCGAGATGGCCGAGGCCAAAGGCCGTGCCGACGCTGAGGCTGAGGCGGCAGGTCAACTGCGTGAGGCGGCTCGCAATGGCGATAGCAAGGCTGCGCTCTCGCTCCTACAGCATGTGCACGGCTGGGTGGCGAAGCAGCAAGTTCAGGTCGATGTCACGCAACAGATCAGCGTCATCGCGGCACTGCAAGAAGCGGAGTCTCGCGTCATTAACGGACGAGTATTGTCGGCTGCTCCGGCTGCACTGACCCGCGCCGAGCCCACCGCCCTCGCGTACGCCACTACGGAACCTATTAATGCAACTGCCGATCTATAGCGCCGACGACGAGCAGCAGATCATGGCGCGCCTGTGGGCGCCCCAAGTCAAGGACGACCCCGAGGCGTTCGTGCTGTTCGCCTTCCCGTGGGGGCAGAAGGGTACGCCGCTGGAGCACTTTGAAGGCCCGAGGCGGTGGCAGCGCAAGGTGCTGCGGGACATCGCCGCGCACATCGCTAAGAACAAAACGGCCACCTCCTACGAGGTGCTGCGCATGGCCACCGCCTCGGGGCGCGGCATCGGTAAGTCCGCCCTCGTCAGTTGGCTCATCTTGTGGATGCTCTCGACGCGCATCGGCTCGACGACCATCGTGTCGGCTAACAGCGAGGCGCAGCTACGCTCGGTCACCTGGGCCGAGGTGACTAAGTGGCTGGCGCTCCTGCTCAACAGTCATTGGTTCGAGGTGTCGGCCACACGCGTCATGCCGGCCAAGTGGCTCGCGGAGATCGTCGAGCGCGACCTTAAGAAAGGCACGCGATACTGGTCGGTCGAAGGGCGGCTCTGGTCGGAGGAGAACCCCGACGCGTACGCCGGTGTGCACAACCACGACGGCGTGATGGTCATCTTCGACGAGGCGAGTGGTATTCCTGACCCCATCTGGTCGGTGACGGCGGGGTTCTTTACGGAGAACACGCCGCATCGTTTTTGGCTGGCCTTTAGCAACCCGCGACGCAACGAGGGGTATTTCTATGAGTGTTTCAACGCGAAAAGAGAGTTCTGGACGACGCAAAGCATCGACGCCCGGCAAGTTGAAGATACGGATAAAGCCGTCTACGAACAAATCATCGCTGAGTATGGAGCAGATAGTAGCCAGGCAAAAATTGAGGTCTACGGAGAGTTTCCTTCAGACGGCGACGACCAGTTCATTGCTCCGCGAGTTGTGGAGGAGGCTATGGCAAGGCCACGGTATAAGGACGAGACAGCGCCACGCGTTGTCGGAGTCGATCCAGCGCGAGGTGGAGCAGACTCGACAGTCATCGTCGTAAGGCAAGGCCGCGACGTGATCGCTATTCGGCGCTACCGGGGCGATGACACGATGACAACGGTGGGACGCGTCATCGACGCGATCGAGGAGTTTAATCCTGCGCTCACCGTCATCGACGAGGGCGGACTTGGCTACGGCATACTTGACCGCCTTAAAGAGCAGCGGTATAAGGTGCGTGGGGTAAACTTTGGCTGGAAGGCGAAGAACCCGGTGATGTGGGGCAACAAGCGGGCAGAGATGTGGGGCGACATGCGGGAATGGCTACGCTCGGCGAGCCTCCCAAACGATCGGCTCCTCAAGTCTGACCTTTGTGGTCCACACGTCAAGCCTAACTCGTCAGGTACGCTGTTCTTGGAAGGGAAGAAGGAGATGAAGGCACGCGGGCAAGCGTCACCAGACGCCGCCGACGCACTCGCCGTCACCTTCGCCTACCCGCTCGCCAGCCGCGAGGCGCGAGAGAAACCAAGACGCATCGTCACCGAGCGCGGGTCGGGCGCGACAAGCAGTTGGATGGGAGCCTAATGGCACGCAAATCGGTCAGTCTGTCAGTCGGTCGCGGCGAGAAGCAGCCCGTCTCTAAGGGTGCGGGCTTGACGGCCAAAGGTCGGGCTAAGTATAACCGCGCTACGGGCAGTAACTTGAAGGCTCCGGCGCCGAGTCCGAAGACTAAGGCGGATGCGGGGCGTAAGAAGTCTTTTTGCGCGCGAATGAAGGGTGTAGTGGCTAAGGCCAAGGGGCCAGCTGAACGAGCTAAAGCGTCGCTGAGACGCTGGAAGTGTGGCTAACATGGCAGCTAAACGCGGACTCTACGCTAACATTCACGCCAAGCGTGAGCGGATCAAGGCCGGATCGGGCGAGAAGATGCGCAAAGTAGGCGCTAAGGGCGCACCGACCGCCAAGGCGTTCCGTGAGTCGGCTAAAACGGCTAAAAAGAGGAAGTAAGATGCCGAACAACCCGTATGATCGCATGGGTATTGGTCCGCGCGCCGTGTTAGGCGATGCGATGATCCAGGCACAACCCTCACCGCCGCCGCAGGCGCAGCGCCCGGCGCGACCGATGCGGATGCCGATGCGACGGCCTAATGTGGACATTGTACGTACAACGGTAGACTTTCGGCCTACCCCGATGAGGAAACGCTAATGCCACTCGTTAAGTCCGCCAGCAAAGGTGCGTTCCGTAAGAACATCAAGACCGAGATGGCCCGAGGCAAGCCGCAGAAGCAAGCCGTGGCCATTGCGTATTCGGTTGCTCGTAAAGCCAAAGGTAAGAAGCGCAAATAATGGCTAAAGACCCTACAGGGCTGCGTGGCGCGGCACGCGTCGCCAATACGCCCACTAATAAAGGTAAGATGTCGCGCGATCCGGCGGACATTCTAGCCACCGCGCGCTCTCGTCTGACGATGGCGCTGTCGGCGTACTCAGACAGCCGCGAGGACGAGCTAGATGACCTGCGATTTATGGCAGGTTCGCCCGACAACCAGTGGCAATGGCCGCAGGACGTGCTGGCGCAGCGCGGATCGGTGCAAGGACAGACGCTCAACGCGCGTCCGTGCCTGACAATCAACAAGCTCCCGCAGCATGTGCGGCAGGTGACGAACGATCAGCGACAAAACCGGCCCGCCGGCAAGGTCATCCCCGTTGACGACAAGGCGGACATCGAGGTCGCGGAGATTTTTGACGGAATTGTCCGTCACATTGAGTATATTTCAGATGCGGATGTGGCGTATGACACCGCATGCGACAACCAGGTCACGTACGGCGAAGGATATTTCCGCATTTTGACGGAATACTGCGACGAAAACACGTTTGACCAAGACCTTCGCATCGGTCGCATCCGAAATAGCTTCAGTGTGTACATGGACCCAACCATCCAAGACCCTTGCGGGTCGGATGCGGAGTGGTGCTTCATCACCGAAGACATCCCCAAGGGCGATTATGAGCGCATGTACCCCAATGCAGAGCCGATTTCGTCGGTTTTGCAGCGCGGTGTCGGCGATCAGGCGCTTTCGCAGTGGATCAACCAAGATACTGTGCGAATTGCGGAGTATTTCTACAAAGAGCACAGCAAAGAGACGCTGAATCTGTACGCCGGCAACCAAACGGCGTTTGAAGGTTCACCGGAAGCGCAAGAGCTTGAGATGCTCGGCCTTCAGCCCATTCGCAAGCGCGAAGTAGACGTTCAACGCGTCAAGTGGCTGAAAACCAACGGCTACGAAATCCTTGAAGAATCGGAATGGCCGGGCAAGTGGATACCTGTGATCCGCGTGATCGGCAACGAGTTTGAGGTTGAAGGTCGTATGTACGTGTCGGGCCTTGTGCGTAACGCCAAGGACGCCCAGCGCATGTACAACTATTGGGTATCGCAGGAAGCAGAGATGCTGGCCCTTGCGCCCAAGGCGCCGTTTATTGGTTACGGCGGTCAGTTTGAAGGCTATGAACAACAGTGGAAAACGGCCAACACGAATAACTGGCCGTACTTAGAAGTTAACCCCGACGTGACAGACGGACAGGGCGCTGTCCTGCCGCTGCCACAACGTGCTCCGCCGCCGCTCGCCCAGACGGGCTTGATTCAGGCGAAGATGGGCGCTGCCGACGACATCAAGGCCTCTACGGGCCAGTACGATGCAAGTCTTGGCATCCGCTCCAACGAGCGCACCGGTCGGGCCATTTTGGCGCGTGAACGGCAAGGCGACACAGGCACATACCATTTCGTAGATAACCTAGCTCGGGCCATTCGCTATGGGACGCGCCAACTCGTTGATTTGATCCCGAAGATTTACGACACCCAGCGCATTGCGCGCATCATTGGCATTGACGGTGAGACAAGCACGGCCCGCATCGACCCGATGCAAGCCGAGCCAGTCCGTCGCATCATGGACGAGACGGGCGTAGTGATCGAAAAAATCTACAATCCGTCGGTGGGTAAGTACGACGTGGCGGTCACGACCGGCCCGTCTTACGCGACCAAGCGGCAGGAAGCCATGGACGCCATGGGGCAAATTTTGCAGGCCAACCCGCAGCTTTGGGCGGTGGCTGGCGACCTGTTCGTTAAGAACATGGACTGGCCGGGCGCTCAGGAGATCAGCAAGCGGCTTCAAAAGATGATTGATCCGAAGCTGCTGGCGGACGAGGAAGACCCGGCGCTACAGGCGGCCAATCAGCAGATGGAAGCGATGGGGCAAGAAATGCAGATGATGCAGCAGATGCTCCAGAACATCCAACAGTCGATGGAAGCCCGTGAGGTGCAGGTCAAGGAGTTTGAGGCGCAGGTCAAGGCGTACAACGCCGAGACGGATCGAATTAAAGCGGTTGAGAGCGGTCTAACTCAGGAGCAGGTGCAGGACATCATTATGGGCACGCTGGCTGGCATGCTATCGACCGGTGAGCTTGTGGCGCCTAGCGCCCCCCGCGAGATGGGTATGCCGCCTGAAGGGATGCCGCTATGACCTGTGAAGTCTTTATCGGGCACTTGTTCCTTGCGCGCGATGTGACGCACTCTACGCACCTCAACACGCGTAACTACGCGAAACATAAGGCGTTGCAGAAGTTTTACGAGGGGGTTATCCCGCTCGCAGACAGCTTCGCAGAGGCCTATCAGGGCCGTTACGGCCTGATTGGTCCGATTGCGCTACAGACGGCTAAAAAGACGAACAATGTGCTCGACTTTTTGCAGGACGAACTTAAAACGCTGGAAGACATGCGTTATAAAGTTTGTGATAAAGACGATTCCCCTTTACAGAATTTGATTGATGAGATACTGACGTTGTATCTTACGACTGTTTACAAACTTAAGTTTTTAGCGTGAGGGTAGATCATGGAGCTTCTTAATCCGATGGCTGATAGCGTCTACCCTGGACGCACGGTTTCGTATACGGGTACGGCAGGTTCGACCTCCACTTGGCAGGCTGGACCACAAGGCGTTGTTGTGTGGGCGACGACCCCGTGTTACGTGGTGGTTGGCGAAGGCGTCACTGCGACGACCTCTAGCACCCCGATTCCGGCGTTTACGCCGATCCCGTTTATCGTGCCGCAGGGCACGGGTGCGCCCTGGCGAGTCAGCGCAATCCGCGTGGCGGATAGCGGCGACATTTACGCCAAACCCATCAATATCCGATGAGTTGGGGTGTCGCACTGCGAAATGGCGTAGCGATTGGCCTTGGTGCCGTCGCCACGCTGTTTTCAGGCACGCGTGATAGCGGAGCCTCGGTCGGTAATTTGCTGACCGAAGCGGGCGACAACTTGACGCAGGAAGACGGCGGCTTGCTGCTGCTGGAGTGATGAATGGCAATCGTTAAGATTTCAGACCTTCCGCTTGTCGATAGTCCCGTCGAGGGGACCGATTTGTTCGTTGTCGTTCAAGACAACGTGACGAAGAAAGCCTATGCCAGCGACATTCAGACGTATGTGGGCTTTGAAGAAGTCCAAACGGCTACGGCTGGACAGACCGTATTTAACCTGACAACGATGACCTACGCCGCTGGCGCGAACAACCTAATGGTGTTCGTTGATGGCGTAAACCAATACGAAGGATCGTCGTATCAGGAAACTGACAACAATACGGTGACGTTTACCCAAGGTTTGCACGAAGGCGCGTTGGTTAAGTTTTCGACTGTTCAAACGCAGACTTCGGAAGTTGCTAACGCTAATGCGGTCACGTTCTTGCAGGCTGGTACGGGCGCGATCCCGCGCAGCGTACAAGACAAAGAGCGCGACATTGTCAGCGTTAAAGATTTTGGCGCAGTCGGTGATGGCGTAACGGATGATACAGCGGCCATTCAAGCGGCGTGGGATTCAATTAAGTCAGCAAACGGCACGCTTTTCTTTCCAAAAGGCGTTTACCGTTGCGATAACGCGCTAAATTTTACGGTTAGTTATTTCTCCAACAACCATTTTCACGCCATCGTTGGCGACTGCGCGACAATTGATTTCTCAAACACCGCGCTGACGACCGGCAACATGATTACGTTCGGCTCGGGCGTCGGGTTGTTTGAGGAAAAATCGCGTTTTGCTATGCAGGGTTTGAGTTTGATTGGCCCATCTTTAGGGTCAATCACGCCTACAAGCACTCCTCCACATACGCTAGTAGGAATCTTTTTTAACTACGCTATCAACTTAACGCTTCAGAACATTACTGTGTTCAACTTCTATGTTGGATACAAGGCTGATCTTTGTTTTCCGATAAGCGCGGTATCCATTCTTTCCGACAACTGTTACGTTGGTTTGCAGCTTGTTGCAGACATCACTTGTTCGGCATGGGTTGGTTGCTCGTTTAAGGAAGGTCGATACGGCGTTGTAATTCAGCCAAAGAATGCTTCGCAAAGCATTTACGGGCAGACATTCGTTCGATGCAATTTTGAAGGCAACGATGTTGGAATGGTCATTGACCCACTAGACGGCAGCGGCTCTGGCGTCCGCGATATTGATGTGATCGACCCGTACATGGAAGCCATTACTTATGACGGATTCCGTGTAGGCAGAGCGTTGGATTACAACAACGCAACAACTACCGGCGCGGATCGCAACAGAAATGTCTATAACTTTAGGCTAACCGGCGGTTTGTGGGACGGCCAATGGGGAACGTCAGGGCATCAGCCCGTGTTGTTCCATGCTGCCGATACTGCGGATGCGCCAGCCGGATGCGTTGTAGACATTCCGGTTCAGTTGTCCACGGCGTCAATTGGGTACACAAGGAAAAGCGACCTTAAAAACAAGATTGATGTGTATATTGGCTCATCAACAGTCATTACTGATGAGACGCAATATCAGCGCAAGTTGACTAGTTTAGCCGTTGCTGACGGCATAAGCGCACCTTCGACTGCGGCGGGTTGGGCGCAAATTTATGTAGACTCCGCCGACGGCGATTTGAAAGTTAAGTTTGGCGACGGCACAGTCAAAACAATTGTGACTGACACCTAATTAGGAAGGTTAAACCATCATGGCTGACAAAAAGATTTCGCAGTTAACCGCAGCTTCTACGCCGCTTGCCGGAACGGAAGTTCTGCCCATCGTGCAAAGCGGCAGCACCGTTAAAGTTTCTTCGGATGATCTTACGGTAAAAAACATAAGGTCAAATGCGACGAACGGCATTTTGCAAGTTGCCGGGCCTGGCGCGGGAACGACCCGAGTAATGACCACGCCGAACGCCAACTTTACGGCGGCTCGAACAGACGCAGGACAGACATTTTCTGGGACGCAAACATTCGCTGCGATTGGAACCGCTGGAAATGCCAATTTGGGCAACAGCGCCAACAACGTGTCAGGCGGCGGGTATACGCACCGTTTTAGCGGAAAATCAATTAGCCCTGATGGGTCTACTTGGTTGTCGTCTTATGGCGCGGTCGTTTTTAACGCTGGCGTTGATTACACCGGAAGCGCCCGCCGTTACTTGGTAACTAATGCGTTAGACCAAAAAAAATTCGCCATCATAAGATCAGTTGACGGCACAACCGATCCGGCCCTTGGAAATGGCGGCGCTGTATCTTCGGGAACGGCAGATTTTGTTATTACGGATGCCGGTGACGTAGAAATAGGCACTGGAAACGTAAAGATTAGCACCGCCGCCAAAGGCATCGACTTCTCCGCTAACACCGGCGCGGCGGGAATGACGAGTGAGCTGCTCAACTGGTACGAAACCGGAACGTGGACGCCAACGTTGACTTGTACAGACGGCAACTTTAATAGCGTTACTTACGACCCTTTGCGTGGCGGTCGATACACGCGAGTGGGGAACATGGTTCACGTTCAATGCTACATGCGAACCGATGCCGTAGATAACTCAGTAGGTCGATCTGGAGATGTATTAATTGCCGGATTACCTTTTGCAGCGGTAACTGCGTCGAGCGGAACAATTGACGGACACGCATCGTTGGCCGTATCTGTTTCTTCTGCGTGGGCCGGTGAGGAGCCTATTGCGGCTTTTATCAGCGGTGGAGACACAAACATTCAACTGCTTTATCGAACCGCCGTAGATGGCAACACTTCAAATACTGTTGCCGCCGATGTCGGCACGGGTGCTAACGCAAACATCGTTTTGATTGCTGGCACTTACATCTGCGCCTAAAGGTAACTTAAATGTCTTTAACCAGGGCTACGTTTAGCTTAATTGATTCAGCTCCCGTAAATATCAAAGATTACGGGGCGATTGGCGATGGTGTGACGGACGACACCAGCGCGATCAATTCAGCATTGTCAGCGGCGGCGGGTAAAAGCATATTGTTTCCAGCACAAAGCGGAAGTTTTTACCTCGTATCCGATGACTTGATTATTCAGTCAAATACCGTTGTTTACATGGAGCCAGGGGTTGTCATAAAAACAGCTCCAAATACTTTTGGAACTGGTGAAGCCATCTTTAAGATGGATGAAAAAAACAACATTACGATTTACGGAAATGGCGCGGTATTACAAGGCTTGCGCGAGGGAGTGCATCCGAATCTCATAAGTTTTGGTGTCAGCATTACTGGCTCAACCAACATTCGCGTGTATGGGTTAAAGTGCATTGACCATAGTGGAGATGGGTTTGTAGTTCAAGGTGCTGACGACAATACTCCAGCGTTTTCACAAGGCGTTTGGTTAATAGATTGCGTAGCGCAGAACAATATGCGCCAAGGTTTGTCAATTGTAAGTGCAAAAGATTTATGGGTTGATAACTGCCGGTTTTCTGACACAAATGGTAAAGAACCTTCTGCTGGTATTGATATTGAACCTGAGTCGATTTCAGCGTTGTATGGAATAAAAATCACAAACTGCATTGCTGACGGAAACGAAGGCGGTGGATTTATGATTGATTTTAATACCATAACAGCAGATGTAGACATTGAATTTCAAAACTGTCTTGCTGTAGGCGGGACTGGCGCAGATGCAACTGGGTTTGAAATTTCTAATACCAGAACAACTGGAACTACCGGCTGGCGATTTGCATTGAATGATTGTGTTGCTGAAAATACTGGCAGTTATGGCCTTTTTATCCGCAACATTAACAAAACATTTAATGGCATCACAATCAATAATTTTCAAGCAATTAAAACTAACATTGAACAAATAAGTGTTTACGGAAATGCGCCAATAGCGTTTTATTCGTCTAACAATCCTGTACATCCAAACCCAGGCAACATTCGCATAAACGGACTGCGAATTTTTGATTCTGTTGCGGCAAGAACTCCGTATTACATTAGCGTCAATTCGGGAAATGCGTGGGACAATGTTGTTATTAACAATCTCGAATGGGTGAATACTGTAGGAACCGCAGTGCCTTATGCAGATGACGGGATTACCAATACTTATATTTCATGGACGCCAACTCCGTTTAGAGTTACGCGAACATCTGATACAACACTTACAGCGCGTTGGTCTGGTTGGATCATTGACAACACAGGCGATACCGGGCTAATGACAATTACTTTGCCTGCTGTTGCGCCAGGACTTTCATTTAGTTTTGAAGTAGTAGCCGCGCAGTTAATTCGTATCGATCCTAACGCTGCTGATCGTTTATGGCCTTTTGGTGGAGCGGATGGTAAGTACATGGAGTCCAATACTGTTGGCAGTACAGCAACCGTCAAAGCAAACGCCGCAGGAACAGATTGGGTTGTCGAAAGATTCGGAACGTGGGTTGATGAACCTTGACGTTTTTACGCAACAGACTATATTTAACCCGTACTGGCCCGGTTGACCAGGGATTCATCAGGAATCAAAATGTCTGAAACTGAAGTAGTAGCGGAACAAGTACCCGCGCCGGAACCGGTTGCTACGGCTGCACCGGAACCCGAAGTTGTTGCCCAAGAGGCATCTCAGCCGGAGGAAAAGCCTGCCAAGACGTTCTCCCAAGAGGAGCTCGACGCGCTGGTAGGTAAACGACTTGCACGGGAACGTCGCAAGTGGGAACGAGAGCAAGCGTTGAAAGCGCCTGAGCCACAAGCCCAGACGCCCGCCATGCTGCCTGACCGGGACGTTGACCCCGACGCTTACGCGGAAGCCCTTGCTACCCGCAAAGCCGAGGAGTTGCTGGCCCAACGTGAGGCAGAACGGCAACAGCGCGAGCTATTGATGGCCTATAAGGAACGTGAAGAAGCGGCCTTTGACCGGTACGATGATTTTGAACAAGTCGTCTACAACAAGGCGTTGCCGATTACGAACGTGATGGCCGAGACGATTCAGGCTTCGGATGTTGGCCCCGACGTAGCATACTACTTAGGTTCCAACCCCCGCGAAGCTGAACGTATTTCCCGTTTGTCTCCGTACCTGCAAGCCAAGGAGATCGGTAAGATTGAGGTCAAATTGGCCGACAATCCGCCGGTTAAAAGGACAACCAACGCGCCCCCGCCGATTAAGCCTGTCACGGCCAAAACCACAGGCGCCCCGGCCCGAGACACGACGGACCCACGCTCAGTCAAGGACATGAGCACGTCGGAGTGGATCGAAGCCGAGCGCATGCGACAGATTAAACAATGGGAAGCGCGACGTAACCGCTAACTTCTTTTTTGGAGATATATCGTGGCTAATACACTTCTTACTATTGACATGATCACGAGGAAGGCTCTCGAAATCCTTGAGAACAACCTTGTGATCACCCGCAATGTGAACCGTCAGTACGACGACAGCTTCGCTGTCGAAGGTGCCAAGATCGGTTCGACCCTCCGCATCCGTCTGC